GATTGCAAGATAATCCATACCAATCCCAAGGCTTGTCTTGATTTGCTTGAACAATGTCCCATGTAATATTCGGATTTTGAGATAACCAATACCATTCCCAAGGCTTGTCTGGATTTGCTTGAACAATCTCAGGTGTGATATTTCGATTTGCAGATAATCTATACCAACACCAAGGTTTGTCTATATTTGCTTTGATAAACTCCCATGTAATATTTGGAGTTGCGGATAATGCCCACCAATCCCAAGGCTTGTCTGAATTCGCTTTCACAATCTCAGGTGTAATATTCGGATTTAAAGATAACCAATACCAATCCCAAGGCTTGTCTGGATTTGCTTGAACAATCTCCCATGTAATATTTGCATTTCTAGATAATCCATACCAATTCCAATATAAATTTGGATTGTTTTGTACATCTTCCCATGTAATATTCGGATTTGCAGATAATTCCCACCAATGCCAATCCTTGTCGGGATTCGCTTTTACTAAATCAATTAAGCGCATGATACGGGTTTATTTTGATTTTTTAAAATTCGTTTTACACGTCTTTTTAAACCAATTTGTTTTTTTATTTGCTTCGCGAACTAGATCTGAATCTGTAGTATAATATGTTTTTCCGCATGTAATCATACTTGCTACTCGAGCATATCCCCATTGTTGTTGGGTTGCTCCGGGGCGATGACCTGTTCTCCACGCCGCCATACCGCGGTTATAGCATTGTTTGATAAGTCGTAACGGAACTCCAGTAGTTTTTGAGTAATCATTTAGCGACATCCCTTGCGGAAATCTCTGAATATATTTCGAACGACGTGTTTTCACATGTTTATCAGTCAAAAAAGGTTTATATGCCTGAGGATTCTTCCAAGACATATTTAATCGCCGTTTTACGTCATTCTTTCGCTGTGTTGCCTTTCTAGTTGAAAGACCTTTGTAATATTTTAATGGCCAATACATTATTACATTCTCAGTTTTTCAAAATCAAGATTCGAAATATCATTATCCACGAATGAATAGTCTGTAATATATTTAATATGTTCTAGAAATATTCTATACGCAACATAATCTAACTTTCCAGTATCATCGATATATTTTTCTAAATATTTAGCCAAACGTTCCGATTCAGAACAACACCGTTTCGTTGTATCATTTGTATTAGGAATATACACGTTATTAAAATCAGAAAACTCGTCTCGAATTTTAATAAAGAAATTATAGTGTATCTGTTCCCAATCATCACTCATATGCCCGCTATCTAACTGTTGTATAGACGCGACAAGGATTTTATAGTTATCTTGTGACATACCTAATGCTTATTAAACTTTATTCAAAAAATTTCGTTTTTACAAATGAAGATAATCCAATAGATTTGTTAATTGATCTGAACTATCTTTGTATTTCAAAATTTCTTTGAATGTTTCCAAAAGTTTTATGTAGCATTTTGAATCAAACACCTTGTATTTTTCAAGAATATAATCAATGTCGCACGTCAGACTGTGAACTTGATGCAGTAAATCTAAGAAAGCCGGCGTTTCATTATCAATGTTTAAATTTTCAAAGAATTGCTTTAGCGCCTTATAATGTTTTCTGTATCTAGTTTCACGGTCTTCAGTGTATTGTTTAGTCTGAAGATTGCGAATGTCTTTATCCACGATTAGCTCCATGTTTCGGTGATATACACACAATATAGATTAAAAAATCCATTTTAGACCTTTATCAAGCTCCCCATAATCCAAACAAACAGCGCACCACCGACCTGTGCTATAATATATGTTAACGCTTTAGCCTTTCCAATTTTTCCAGAAGCAAGCGCCCATGATGTAATTGCCGGATTAAAATGTCCTCCGGAGATTTTCCCGCCAAACGCAAGGGCAATCGCAAGCGCTGCGACGATTAGAGTTTGATTTCCAGTAAAAGAGACTGCGCTAATCAAAAGACTTGTTCCAAGAAATTCGACAAATGCCGGACTATACATTCTTTACTCATCATAAATGAAATATTTGATAGTAAAAGCGTGGCTTGGATTCGGCGACCGCCTCGAATCCCTAAAAATGGCGGTTAAATACGCAATTAAATATAATCTACAAATCTACGTAGACTGGACAGACGCAATTTGGTCTCATGGCGACGAATCGTTTTATAAATACTTCGACCTCGTGAACATGCCAACATTAAAATCAATAGACGATATTCCCGCGGACGCAACTGTATATCCGGAGTATTGGGTCGGTAAACTTAAAGAACCGTTTACATTTGACCTTTTAAATAAAAGAACAGAATACAATCTCGATTTAGGAATATTAAATAAAGAATACCCATACGACGTCATTGTATTTTCTTCTATTGGAAACCGAGAATTATATCCCGATTCAGAATTTTTTGGAAAAGTGTTTCGTGTAATACATCCGAAAATACTAAAAGAGGTAAAAGAACGTCAGATTAAATACAAGTTATCGTCAACTGTAGGCATTCATATCCGCGGAACAGACCGTGTTAAAAATCAATATAAGCGTGAAATGAGCATTCAATATTTAGCGTTACACTCCATTACCTTTGGAAGTCTGTCCGGAAAACAAATGGTGTGTGTCTCAGATGATAAACAGAGTTTTGAAATTTGGAAACGGTTTCATCCGCAAACAATTTTATTTTCAAATGAATCATTGAAACAGTCATCAACTAAAGGAAATCATAATACACCTGCGGAAGAATTGAAAACATCAAAAGATGATATGAATATTGAAATGCTAATAGATTTTTTTACATTAGCGTCGTGTGAAAGAGTATTGTCAACATATAGGGATAGTCGTTTCTACAGAGAATCAACACGTTTACACCCATATATAAATATGATCTGTAATGGATAGATTGCGGGAATCGGTTGATATTATGAAAAAATTAAGGAATGAATTTCATATTTCCGCGAATGACAGTGGTTTAAAAGAATTATCAAGACGTTTATCTGATTATGTAAAACACAATACTATATGGGCTGGATATATTGAATTACCTACGATAAAAAAGCATCTTCATGTCATTTTGCCGAATAATCCAATTATGCCGATTCGAATTGTTTTAAAGACAACGTCATAACAATCTATTTGTTTTAGATGTTTTTCAGCATCCTCTTTTTCTTGAAGAATTTTGCGAAATAGTATGTCATTATATTCCCACTTTAACTTATCCATTTTTTCCTCCAATTCTCTGCGATGTTTATTGAATTGTTTTTGGATCGTATTCAGTTCTTCAGAGTGTTTACTCGCGGAATGATTTAACATTTGAGTGACTACTGTGTCTGGGTAATAAACCGGTGCCGAACATCTTAGGTTTGATGCCCCTAAACGAGTATAGGACACTCCTGAATATAGTTGGTATTTTTCATTTTCTAGCGGTGTAATCTTTATGGCTAGAAGATTCTTCCCATTAAGAACTCTAATAGAGTGTGTTATTTGAGACTTATCAATTAATGATAGTTTATCACTCATAATGAGTTTGTTATGATAAATATCATCAATGCTCCGAATGAATAAGTCATAATTTTTATTAATTTTAATTCCAATAATTTGAAGGTCATCTTGAACACCTATTACAATATATCCGCCTATGTTGTTTAACATAGCGCAAATTGTTTCATGTAATTTTCGTACTTCAGGGTATGAACGTTTATATTCCCATTCATAGCCTTCAGGATACGGAAAAGAATTATTTACAACATCAGAATCTTCGGGAAATGTAATCATTTTTATTATGCTAATGAATTGCTTTTATTTTAGAAATTCGTTTTTGTTAGTTATTTCTCAAGAGAATATAGAGAACTACGATTAATAAACCGCATAATACGACTATATCTAATACAACGATATATAGGCTAAAATGTTCATCTTTTAAAGTTCTATCGCAAATAACAAATTCTGTACCCCGCAGTGCTTTTAGCGATATTTGATAATATGGGCAACGTGTCATATTATTAGATAATTTACTGTGTGAAAACGAACTGTTTTTTGTTATTTACATAAGATGTAACTATGTTGACACTACATGGATATAGAATAGCAAAGCGGGAATTGGATCGTGAGCATCATATAAAAGGCGTTTTAACGGTAAAGCCGTATATACCATCAGTATTCGTTAAACCTCAATATGTATCGCGTTTTAAGGTTTATCGGGAATGTGATGAGTTCTTGTATGTGCCAAAACATTTCGGCATTGAACACTTTGGAGCAGTCAAAGAAACGCAAAGAGATGTCCCCCAAACCGAGGAAAGATACTGGGAATTCGCAGGGGAGATTAGGGATGCTCAGCGACCGGTTGTCAACGCATTCCTCTACCCTGAACCGCACGATGGAATTTTATCGCTCCAAACCGGCGGTGGTAAAACCGTCTGTGCCCTCTACATCGCGTCGCAATTAAAATTGCCCACACTTGTATTGGTTCATTCTGGATTTCTGAAAGATCAGTGGATTGAACGTGCTAAACAATTTCTACCGAATGCGAGAATAGGAACTATTCAAGGTGACGTATTTGAGATTGAAGATAAAGACATTGTTATTGGAATGTTACAAACAATAGCATTGAAAGAGCATCCCTCTAAACGATTTCACCACTTTGGGCTTATTATTGTAGATGAATGTCATCATATTGCGAGTGAAGGATTTAGCCAAGCGGTTCCAAAGCTTACTTCAAAATACATGCTTGGATTATCCGCTACACCAGAGCGAAAAGATAAGTTAATGTATGTAATAAATTGGTTTCTTGGACCGCTATTATACGTGTCTAATAAAGCGGATAAGGTTGATGATTTAGTAAATGTTGAAGTGTATGAGTTTGAGGGGGATTCTGGGTTGAATGACATTATTTATACAAAGTCCGGTGTGATGTCAACTCCTTTAATGATTAATAAATTTACAGAGAGTTTAGAACGAAATAAATTTATTGTTTCAATTCTAGAAGATGTGTTTGATGATGATACTCGCCAGATTTTGGTCTTATCGGATCGTGTCGAGCACACAAAGTCCATCTACGAACTATTGCCAGACAGAATACGAGAGAAAGCTGGAATCTTGGCGAGAGGAATGAAACCACATGTGCGTGAAGAATTTTGTAAATCCAAAAAGATTCTTATTTCAACATATCAGCTTGTGAAAGAAGGATTTGATTGTCCCAGTTTAAATACGTTGGTTATGGCAACATCACGTCCGGATATTGATCAAATTGTAGGGCGCATTCTCCGCGTTGAAAGAGCAAAAAGAACCACACATCCGCTTATAATTGATATTGTAGATGTCCCATTTCGTAGACAATTTCAAGAACGCTTGAACTTATACAAACAACGCGGATATAAAGTTGAAAAAATGAAAATTTAAAAACGGATTTTATACGCATAATAGAATTTTTTAGCATTACAATGGATGAAAGAATTAACGCACTTCGCAAGATTATTCTTGTTTTAGACGAACAATATCAGTTACGCGGTCGGTTATTTCCGACAGAGTTAGTAATTGAATTATCGCTATTACACCAAGAATATGATGATTTGACAAATACATCCACAAAAATTAAACAATCACTAGATCGTCTAGTACAATAAAAGGAAACTCTCTTAAAGAGAGTACTTTTTAATTAAGTAATGTCCTACCACCAAATTTGGAATTTTTTTGAAAGAATGCGCGAAGAAACCGATTTTAGAAATTATATAATGTATCTTATTGATTTAGAAAATGATCCAATTTGTGAATTAATTAGATCATGCCATGATGACAACATCGAAAAATCATCCATTAATTAAAAAATTATTAGCGGTGGATTAATGTAAGAACTTTTCCATCTATACAAACTTGATTATTATCAATACGTTCATACATCTTTAGCGTTTCATTATATTTATAATCATGTCTGTCTCGCATGAATCCACCATATTCTAATGAGTTTGTTCCCTTTTTGCAAGTAATATATTTTGGAAGTTTTTTTAAACTTTTAAAAGTGTCTGGATCCCATTCTAAAATTTCATTATCTTCTTTCTTCTTGATTTCAGATTTTGTCTTCTTTGGTTTAGGATTTTCCATTGAATGTCGAGATGATTTTACACGATGACATAATAAACACAGTGCTTGTAGATTATCAATATCATTTGATCCGCCAGCTACAAGCGGGATAATATGATCAATTTCATAACCCGATTCATCAAACGATTTTCCATCTAATGGGCATGTATAATTTACAATATTTGCGGCACACTTATAATTTTGCTTTCCAGCAACTCGCTTTTTCATAGCAATAGAAACTTTACGTGATGACATTGTTATCCATATTTACAAATATCATAATTAATCCGTTTTCAATCAATTGATAGTATGAATTGTTGTAATGAAACAATTATTAGATTGTTAAATCGCTAATTGGAATCGTAGAAGACCATGCAAAGAGCCATAGTCCTGATGCTTCACACTTTGTTATGACGTTTTTGTTTAGTTTTGATTTATCTTTAGATTTGTATGTTTCATTTAGTTCCTCCAACTTTTTCATAAGATCATTCACAGAAATGTGAGGTGATTCTTTCTTAATTCGTGTAAGCTCATCTGTTAATTTGTCGCGGTTGAAATTAGGGCGTGCTGGGCGTCCTGAATTGCTTTCATGAGTTGGATACTTTTTACGAAATGTTGTAACTATTTCTTCAATCTGAAGACGCAATGTCGCATCATTTTCAACAACATATAAATCTGGAACTGATATTGATTTATTTAATCGCTGAAATTCATGCATTACAATTTCATTTGTTGTGTCCCAAACAATATCGATAATTACTACGATATTTGTTAATCCTTCCAATGCGAGACGACGATGATTTCCTTCAAAACAAACAAGCCCTTCATTTTGAATGTATGCTAAATTCAACACACCATCCATACGATTAAATTGCTTCATCCAATTATGAATTTCAGGAACACGGTTCATATCTGGGGGACGATTAAATTTCCATGTTTTAATATCTAAAGTTTTAAATACATCTAATGGAAGCGCATATATATTCGTATCTCGAATTTTGTAAGATTCAATATACTTTTTAATTGCGGACGACATTATTATTTAATAGTTATACCCGTGTATATTACATAAAATTCATTTTCAATCAATTATAATGAAACAGTTTTTTCCTTTTGAGCCTTTATATAATTTAAGATATCGCGCAAGATTCATAAGTAAACATATTTATTATGTTAAAACTAGTCCGAAACGAATGAGTTTAAAAAAGATTAGAGAATATGTGAATAATCTTCTTAAAAAACATAAAATTGATGGATGGACTGTTCATTGTTTGTCAGGACTCATTCGTAATAAATACGAAACACCAGAAATAAATTTACAAAATTGCCTAGCATTCACATGTTATAAATACAAGGCACTTGTGTTTGATAAATGTCGCATACGGATTTTAACAAAAAAACATCTTAGAGAAATCGTATTACATGAAATTGCGCATATTATTAGCCCTCATGATGATCATGGGTCTAATTGGAGATACACATTTGCTAAAATTGGTGGAACCGGTCTAGAACGTTTAACATACAGTTTTTATTAATTTTAAATATTAAGTCTTTATAATGTCTTTAATACGTTACACACCAGGTGGTGGGTATGCTGTGGTTGGTTCAGCAAAGGGTAATGCGTCAACCATTATTCCTAATGGAACTATTCGCGGGAATGTAGCTATTGTTGACGCTGTATATGGGAATGACTATACTGCCACAGTTGGTGGATTGCCATTTCAAACTGTGAACTCGGCGGTAAATGCCGTATCTTCCGGACAAACAATTCTTATTTTACCCGGAACATATATCCTTTCATCTTCTATTTCGCTACCATCCGGAGTTACTTTGACCGGTATTAGTCTTCAAACATGTGTTCTTCAATTAAATGTTACATCATCTGCGACTATGATTACGATGGCAGATAATTGCCGTATTGAATATTTAACAATAAATTTGACATGTACTGGAAGTGCTACAAGTGCAACATTAAATGGTATTCTATTTGGAGGAACAACTACTCAAACCTCAAAACTTAGAACATGCGTTATAAATGTTCGTAATTCCACAATGTCAACCTCTGGAAATTATACCGTAAATGGAATTCTCGCAAATGGAACGGGAACGTTGTCAAACACTGTTTTTAATTTTAATAGTGTTAAAGCATCAACAATTAATGTCTATTCGAACGGTGCCGGAAATGTTCGAGGAATGCTCATTTCAAATTCTAATCAGTTAAGTTTACGAGATACAAACATATATGTTGCCCAACCAAGTGATACAACATCTACCGGATCATATGTTGGAATTGAAACGAATGATTCTGGAAATACCGGTTCAATTCAATTACGTTCAACTACAGTTGGTGTAGTTGTCCCAACTTCTGGGCAAAATTATACCGCTTCAGATATCCTACAATCAACTCCAGCGACTATTACGAATCCAACATATTTGCAAAGTGCTGGTATTCAAATAGGACCCGGAGTTGATTTAGTGACAAAAACTGCGGGAAGTAAAGGGTTTTCTACATATGTATATCCGACAATCGTATATTACGGTCTAAAAGGAAACATCACCAGCGCCGGAGCAGGATATATGTGGCCCGGAACACAGGCAGCGTCAGCCGGAACATTCCCAGACCCCGGATTACCTGCCGCATATTTCCGTGTTCAACAACCATGTTTACTTTCTGGATTATCCACTGGATTAGCAGTCCCATGTGGTGGCACAGGAGGCGGTAGTACATTAACCGTAACAGTAAATGTTACAAAACTTTCTAATCTTACAAGCTATTCCGGTTATATTAGCGGGACGACATTGACAATAACATCATCAGTTACAGGAACTATTGTGATCGGTCAATATGTTCTCGGAGTTGGCGTAACACAGGGAACTTATATAACCGCTGGTAGTGGAACATCTTGGACTGTTAATTCATCTCAAACAGTGGGGTCTAGTGGTAGTCCAGTGGCATTTACATCAAATATACCACTTTCAACCCCATTTACAGTTACATTTGGACCAACAGATTTAACAAAATCATTTTATAACAATTCTGTAACTTTATCGGCCGGAGACCTTATAAATACGTATGTTTCTTATACAATTAGCGGAACAAATAGTGCGCATGATTTAACTGCGCAGATAGATTTGTTTTAAAAGAAGGGGGTATATATGATAATAATGGTAAAAAGGAAAATTCCGGAATCAATTAAAAAGAGAGTTGCTGGGAGACAGCGGTATACGTGTGCTACGATATCGAATTACACGTGCCCACTAAACAAAATGCCTTTTGATGAATCTGGGTATGAAATAGATCATATTAAAGAACTAAGACACGGAGGAACAAATGATATATCAAATTTACAAGCACTTTGCCCATCCTGTCATCGTGTCAAAACATTGAGAAATTATACAAAAGAAGAACCTCAAGCAATACCGTGTATAGAACGAAAATCATTATTGAAACATATTTATAACAATGTTTTGATGGCCGGAAGAATTATGCGAATTGTGTCACAGCCAAAAGACGACGATCCTAATTAGACTCATCTTCATTCCGCTGTTTAAAGTATTCCATAATACTATCAAGCAATCCTTTTGGACAAGATTCGGTTGGTATTAAAAGCCCATCTTTATTTTTTGTCAAATGTTCTGATGGCTTAAATTTAAAATCGCGCAATATATGCCATCTGTCGTGATATCTTCTATTCGCTTTTGAACCATGAAAAAAATGACGAATTAATCCCGGTACATACGCTAGACGAACTCCATCCACTTTCTTTTGCCATTCATATATACTTTGCTTGTAATCATCAGTCATATCCACATTCAACGAGTCTATTCCATGTCCGCGGATTGCCATAGACATATTATGGTCTCCAGCGCCCAAAATAGACAACTCAAATAGTCCTCCAGACTTTTCATATACTTTTCGAGTCATTGCCCAAGCAAATCCCGGATGCCATACTTTCTGCGGATTATGTTTCTCTTTCCGCGAATAAAGATACCCAACAGATTCAAATACCTTCATCGTACACTCAGATTGATCCATATCACACGCATGAGACCATAATTGAACAACATCAGAATGTCCATTCAAAATTTTAAGAGCATCACTTGCCCAATTATGATTATCAAATTCAATATCCGCATCAATCCAAGCCATCGCCTTCCAATTCTTTGGAAGTAACTTTCTTACACCTATATTTATCATGTTTTCCTTGTGCCATAATGGCGTATCCCCGCGTAGTTGAAGATGTCTTGGATTGTCCGGAGATGTCACATAAAATTTCTGGTTACCATACGCCAATTCAACAACATATACGATAACATTGGATTCACGAGACATGCGAAGCAAAAATTCTCTTGCTAATTTGTATCTTTTTGCATATTGGCATGGGTTTGAAATTACAGCGACCACATGTAAATTTTCTTCAATAAGGTCGTTATTTTTAATCGCGTCCACTACCGTATTTCGCGGAACATCCGTTACATCAATCTCTATTCCGTTGATGACGGTCATTATTTATTATAAACTATTAAACCAACTGCTACCAAATTAACGAGAGCATGCGTTGTTTTGGAAAGATGTGACGCAATTGGCAGTACATCTAATATCATTCCAATGTGAGTTATTACAACAATAAATACACCAATCCAAAACCCCCAGTTCATTTATATTTAACCTTCACTTTCTAAATCCGAAATATCACAATCAGAACATATTGGATCTCCAACTTCATTAAACATTGGAAGCAAATCTTGACACATAACACAGCGCTGTTCTATCGGAATATTATAACTATTAAAGATCCTTCTTAAATCATCATGCGAAACCATAAATCCATATGCAATTAATGTTTGCGCCATTTGTTGAAAGACTTTTGTTCTTGCGTGCTGACTCAATCCATCCGTAGCATCATAGAGAAGATAATACAGTTGGTCAAGATTTATATCCATATTGCTACTCATTTCATTATTATATTACATAAATTCGTTTTAAACACCAAACCCTTCATCCGCATCATAATTTGCTATATTGTCATATTCGCGGTCATAACGTTGTTCTACACGGTCACCGTAATCACCGTAATCCGCTTCTAATACTTGTCCGGCCTGATTCACTCGCACATCACCATCTTCCTGATTATCGCGGAGAGCATTATACCCTTCTTCAGGCATGTCCTCATCATTTTCTCGAACTTCCTCCGCATATTCTTCCTCTGGATCCGGAACACCAAATTCTTTTGCAAAAATTTCACGATCTTCGTTGGTGATTAAATATGGCGCAATTCCAATGTCTAACAACATTTTTGTGATTTCACGTTCTGTATCATTCATTTGGCGAAGTCTTTGTTTGAACACATCTCGTTCTCTTGCTCGAATCATCCCCGTAGTCTTTTCCGCATCTTCTTTGTTTAATAAAATCATATTCATTACTAAATCTTTCTGAGATGCTTTCAAAATAGCGGTTAGAAACCTTGTTTTATTTTTATGTTTTTGAATAGTATCGAACAATTCATAAATTAAACCTCGAGTGGAATCCCGAACCAATCCTGTACTAATTTCTGTTTCAATATAGACAGACATTTCTCTGAATTTTTGAAGAACATCAATGTCAAACGATTCCGCAGAAAGAATATCTATAATACGGCTTAGCAATGAAAGAAACGCAATTCCATCCGAGTTTGTTCGTAAAAATGATTCAATTCTTGGCAATTTTAAACTTTTAGAAAATCCTATTTCTATTCTTCGCCGTATTTCACTGTCCGTGAAGTGGATTGAATTAATTTTAACATGTTCAATAATTATATGTTTTGCGTGTTTTGAAACTGAAATTTTGCTCCAAAGCTCCATTGGTTTTTGTGTAACGCTTGGTGGTAACTTTGCGATGAGAATACCTTTTGGATGATATGTGGCGCATTTTCCAGCAGTTTCCTCTCCAATAATTTGTGACGGTTTGAATTCTGTAGTTTTCAAATGAATTACCGGAAGCAAGAATGGATTTTCTGTGGAACTTTGTTCCGGTTCTATATACCGCTGTTTTGCGGATTCAAATTGTGATTTAAATTTTGTGTATGCTTGTTTTATATAGATAATTGCTTCTTTTCTAACTTCTTTAGGTTTACTCAAAATAGCTCTCAATATAGCGGTAGAAGGTCCCTTGAAACTTGTTGGAAGAGACTCAAATGTTGATTTTAAAACAGAAATAATTGTATCAAGTCCTACAGAATTTGTAGGGTCATCTGTATCCCGCGGAAATCCTGAAAATTTAAGAATACGAGACCCAAACGATCTTCTAGGAAGTAGAAATGGATTATGTGTTTGTAACAGAACAAGCATTCCAATAATTCCTAAAATTCCCTCAATTCTGTCCTTGTCGTTTTGAGAAATCTTTTTGTTTGATTTTAAAACAGCGGTTAATGTTCTTATATTATCTAAAACCGGAAGAAGTTGTGTATCTTCAGGAATAATTTGTAAAACCGACAGCAATAAATATAAAATAGACTCACCTGTATTTGTAAGAATAAATGTAGATTGAAGCTGTCTTAAAGAATTCGCAAATGTGTTTGAGGTAGATTCGCCTTTGAATACAGATGTTGGCAGAACATCATGGGACAGAATAACGTGGCCATTTTCATCAAAATCGTCTTGCGCCACTAATACGTCTGAATTAATTTGTTCTCCGCAAAATTTACAACAACGAAATCCATCCATAAGTCCGGTCCAATCATCATAGAATTGTAATCTATCATTTTCCAAATCGCCGTGTAATATTGCTTTTGTGTGTTCGCATAGGACGAATAGGCCATCTGAGTCTGTGTATACTTTATTTTTTGAACTTAATTCTCTAACAATTTTTTCAGTAGCATCTAATTTATCTTCATCGGTTCGTTCATTATCTTCTAAGATTGCAATAATCTGTTTCCGCAGGTCCGAGTCATTTTTTACTTGGTGTTTATCGTATTTTGGAGCAGTTTCTTTTCCACGACGAATTTGAAATGCTTTCAGAAGTTTTTGGTGTTCTTTCAAAATATCTAAATCTGTAGTTTCTCTCCATGGTATCTTTCCTGCGGAACGGTATTGTGATCTTTCTTGAGTTATAGATGCGCTTGGAACACATTTTCCATCGCGGAATACTCCTGAATTTAAAAATGCATCGAATGACGAGTCTAATAAGCATTCTTCTGGAGTTGAAGATGGATATTGTGCTTCTAGTTTTTCACCGAACGGTTCTGGAGGAACAAGACCGGCCAATCCGGCCTGTGACAAAAGCATTCTAGCAACAAACCAGCCACCGTCCTCCTGTGAAAGAAGCCATGTGCGCGGTGAAACACCGACGTTCCATTTACGAACATACGTCTCCAACAGCGACTTTGCTGGTGTTTGATCGTCAGAATTATTCGGAAATGGAACCGATAAAATGCTGGGTGTAGCGGAAACCAATGATGCTGGTGGAAATCTGTCTTTCCAAGATGACCACGGAATATCCCGCAGATTAACGTCATATAATTTCAAATATTTCATTCCTTCCCCATATGGGTCTTCTGTTACCGGAACCGCGTGGTTTAAAATAGCTTCGGTGCTTGGATATACTTGATTTAGCGGTTCATCTGTTATAAGTTTTGATGCCCCAGAAGAATTTAGAAATGGATGCTCTTCCATCGGATTTGGGATTGGAATTCCGCGTGGCGACATATAAAATCCAATAACGCGAATATCATCCGATGTATTCCCGACCGGCACATCTATGATACTATAGGAACTATCTTCATGAATTACAGTTTTTGTGCGATTGTAATTTCCCTGAGCGCGTATTTCCTCCACGCCATCTTCATTGAGAGCAATTGTAAATTTATGAACCAATGTTCCGCGATTACCTATTGTATGATACGGTTTTGGAAGTGCTGAAATCATTGTAGTATAAAAATTTGGAGTTGAGCGCGACGCCTTGGAGTTTACTGGAAGCCATTCATTTTTAAATGAATATGGATTATATTTGAATTCTTCATAGATTGGATGAATCCATGGAATATTGTATGTTTTGCGAGATAAATCAATTGTATAGTCAGTGTCAGTGAGTGTTACAGTTTTTAGATATAATTCGCGGATTCTATCTGAATCTTTCGCTATCTTTTCGTATTCAAATTTTGTAATATTTTTCTTTTTTGGTAGCACCTTTTCAAAGTAATCTAACAGCTGTTCATCCAATGTAAAAAATCTAACTTCTTCGGGGCGCTGGATTTCTTCTTGGAAATCTATTGTTTCCAAAACTTCGAATTCTGAAGCAGGGTCATAAAGTAATACATCCGCCATTATTATTTCACAGAACCTTTTCTACAATAGAACAATATTCTTCAATTGAGTCTTTTGCCGACTTCAACACACTCTCCGCTGTTTTAGCGGTATTCATTTTAAGAATTGTGTCTTTCATGAGGGGATGAACAAGGTCAAAGCTTACGAAATTTAAATTTTGATCAGTGTATAATTCTTGTTGAAGCAGATATCCTTCGGTGTATCCTACTGTATTTGAATGAATCTTGAAACTGCCTTCATCGTTCGGGATTCGTTGAATGTGTTCAAGCGCATAGGCGATATATTCGTCAATTTTCTTTTTCAAAATTTTAACAGCCATTTCAAGAATTTCTTTAGACTTTAAAACACCTACACTTTCAATACTCATCCCAATTGTAGTTGGTCTATTGTTCTCATCGCGGAAATAGCATCGTTGAACATAGAAGTTATCAAATTCACGAGGATCCTTTCCCGCGTCTACCCAAGTCTTACGTTCCTTTTTAGCAAGTTCTGGGTCAACTACCCACCATGTAGTGGCTGTACATACTTGTGAAATACCGCTAACAGTTTCAAGAGAAAGTCGCCCCGTAATATGAACTTTTTCACCGGCTCGAACTCGTAGAAATATGGATGGTGTATTAAAATCGCGGTCTTTCATGATAACTCCATCGCGTCCTGATTCAACAACGAAATCATCTGTGGTAATTGTTCTATTTTCTTTGGATGGGAGAATTCTCAATTCAATCTTAGCATCGCGGATAACGGAAACATCGTCCGGTCGAACATTAATTGGAATCATTTCTGTTCGATGACGCAACATTTCGTGGGGCATTTGGGTTGTATTTTCCAAAATTTGAACATCTTTCACACATACAGTTGGAATATTGCTCAAACAAATTCGGCGAAGCGCATTTACAAATGATACCGGAAATCCGCGGAATTCACAGGACAATTCGTACCCTTTGTTTCCGGATTTAATATTTTCAACACTTGCCATTAATGCCGACATCGTCTCGTTATTGTTCCATCCGTTTTTTTCCTGAAAACTTCATAACGAATGTCTCAGCCTTATTTATTTTATAGCGACCGTTGCCCCAATTCAGCGCAAGTTATCGAGACTCTTAAGGCCTTGAATAAGGCTGGGCTATATAAGTTTGTCAAGGTGGAATCATTACAGCGAAATCAGATACCAGCATTTCTAACAAAAGTTCCAACTCTTTATGTTCCCGAGACTAAAGATGTATTTGTTGGTAAAGATATTTTTGGATTTATTGCGAAGCCTACAAATGCTCGGAATGAAAAACCGGTGAATCAGGCACCGGTCGCCACCGGTGGGGCATCTGCCGCAGTCCCCGGGGAATATTCGCCATGGGGGTTTGAAGGCTCTGGTAAACTCGGAGAGACATATTCGTTGTGGGACAATCCTACTAAATTTGCATCAGAGGGTGGCAGTCTGTATACATTCTTGGATGGTGGTGTTGCCCAAGGATCGCCACAACCAACGACACAAAATACGTTATCTGAATCAAAAACTACCGTCAACAGTGAAATCGCGGCCAGATTAGAGGCTATGACTAAACAGCGTGAGAAGGAGTTTGGTGGCGTTACGCGCAAATAAGTAACTTTCATAATTTAAGAATATAATACACAATGTCTAGAAAGCAAGTTCTGTTATCCGCATTTTTTGACCAGTTCATTCGATTTGTGAGTGAGCTTTCTCAAATGTATCCAGATGACCCAGACTTTCAGCTATTTTTAACAACCATTAAAATGATGAAGGTAAGTAACCCCGCGTTAGTTGTTCGAGAAGTATGTACTGCGGTTGAAGGTATGGAAGACAAAATTCAAGAAAGAGATGAATCATTTTTTATGAATCGGTCATATGACGAATTTAATGAGGTGGAAGATAAGACTGTTTTTGATAAACTAAAACAATATGTAGGTGAAATGGACGCTCAAACAAAAGATGTTGTTTGGTCTTATATTCAAAACATTGTTAAAGTTGCGAAGGCGTATCAGTCTTCATAAATTCTTCATAACTTGTTGGTGTTTCTACAGTTTCAAAACCGTATAAATCTTTTGGTTGTAAATTTTTAAGCTCTTCTATTGCCTTTTCAGGTGACCCGAAATTTCTAAATAGAATTTGGTTCACTTCTGCTGGAGACCATTTATAATCCAATTCAGGACTTGTCCAATCATTAAACGTTTTGTCACAAAAACTATTTACCATTTGTTGAAGAACTTCGCGGTTACATTTCTGAAAGTGGACTATCATGTCAATTCTTCCCGGGCGAATCAATGCCTTATCAATTCTTTCTGGAAAGTTTGAAGAAATTACTATAATACGTCCAGACGATTCTAATGTTCCATCCAATAAATTTAACAAGAATGAAAGGTCAATTGGTTCTTTAAATTCTTCGTCTTCTCTATTATCACCCCAAGGGTCACCATTCGGTGATTTCTTGGCTTCCGGTTTTGATTCTGGTTTCTTCCATTTGCGCTCCAAAACTGTATCACCCATCGCATCAATATCCTCAATCACATAAACACGCTCGTGAACAGGAATTGTATATCGCTCAGATTTTACACCGTCGTACACATGTATTTCGTCATTAAAAAACAAATGACGTAATTGTGCCTTAGTTTTAATTTCAGAAAGTTGAATATTAATTATATGACGATGTGCGGAGTTTGCAATTGCTTTAATTGTACTCGTTTTCCCGCATCCAGGGTCGCCGTGAAACATAAATCCAAGTGTATATGGGATTCCCTTCTTTTCATACCAATCTTTACGATTTAGGAAAAAGCGGAAATGATTTTCCACTTTATCGTGTTGTTCAAAAAATACATTGTCAAACGTTCTAGTTGTTTGAAATTTATGTTTTGTGTACATGAGGTGTGTCGGAGGCAGAGGATTTTGTAAAGATCTTTTGTTTTTTGATTGAGTCATCATATCAAAGAAAAATAACGATGTCCCTAATTTATTCGTCATACGACGTTCGTGGTCTACATTACACTTATCAATAAATGCTTGAATGTATTGAACTTCATGTTCATATGAAAATAACTTAAAAGAGATAGATTCTAATTGACCATCTCCATGTGACATCTTCACTAAATGAAAATAAATATCTGAATCCACTTGAACCGGCTCAAATTCATTTGGAAGATAATCATGATTTGTCATACAAATTAAATTACGAATTGCTGGAATCGTGGTCACATAATGAACTACAGCGTCAATTCTAGTGTTTGTAGCAGGTGTTTGTTGTTTTCCAGTATTTGACTTTAGTATCTGCTCACACTCAATCATTGAACGAATTTCCTTATTTGGCGGTGGCTGTGGCGCTGATATAGAATTCCTTCGCCTAAAGCAGGTAGAATTAACATATCTAATAAAACTTGGAAACATAACAATTCCTCGCTCATACAAATTTAATAAAACGAGATTTAAAAGCGGAGTCCACCGACTATTCGCACCAACACTACTACCTAAACTTAACATTAATTGTGTTTTCATTAAATCTTGTACTCCAAATGGCTGTGTCATATTGTATAAGATTCGTACGCTTCTATATAAATGCATTAATACACTTGTCAAGCGTCTGAAGATTGCTATTTACAGGTTTTGAACGTTTTAGTTTTAGTTGTTCTGAAGCCTTTTCTACCGCATCATTTGAAAGCGATACATACTTCTTAATATCCCGCAGTGGCCCCTGTACATTCATAGATGGAAATACAAGACGAATTGGGCTTGAAGCGGACAAAATAATGTTATTGTCTGTGCTAAGATACTCTCTATATTGTTCAATATCCAATGGACCTCCAAACATTCTCAAGAGAGTTCTAGGAGGTGCCGGAGATAACATACGGTTTACAAACATCTCATGATATAAATATCCGAGCAATGCATGTCTGTTCCACTTTATAGAATCTGAATTGTGTGGGTCTGCGTAATTATACGCGAGTGCGCATTCTGGAGAGCAGAAATAACCTTCACAAGTGTATACATTTTTATAAGCGTCATATGATATTGGAAGAACGGTATTTACCCAAGAAAATGTGTGACAACACCAGAAGCAGGCTGTTTGTGGAGAATAATTTGGTCCGGATGTTTTATCTAAAATAGATTTTAGAATTTCAGTATCAAATCTTGAATTAATTTTTGAAATTTCAACAGAGTTTAAAATACTTGAATAATTAACTGGGGCCGGAACTTGTTCTAATTCAGAATACCCGATAGAATCTTCCGCGGGAGTAATGTGTTCAATTACATCTTCAGGAATTCTCAAAAAGAAAACCACGGGTGTTTCTTCTAATACTTGTGGCTTTGTAGAAATCTTTGTTTTGCGCGGAGGCATTTAATAAAACTAAGTTGGAAATGTATAAATGAGAATTGTTTGTATGACAAATGAAGGGCAATTGCCAATGATGAAAAGTATGCTAAATTCAGCGAAAAAGGCTGGATTTCCGATGCATTTGTTTCATTGTTTTATTCTTAGCACGAATAAGGACCCTGCATCATACAATACAAAACAGTTTCAAAGCATAACCATAAAAAAATTAGAAGTTATATTGATGAATATGAATTTAGATAAAGAAGTATTGTGGGTTGATAATGATATTTATTTTTTCGAAAATATTATTAGCGATGTAAAACGATATATGGGTAGTTTTGTAATGCAAGACGATTTATGGGGATTTTGTACTGGATTTTTTCTAGTGAGATCTAGTCCAAATTCTAAACGACTTATTCAAAATTGTATAGATAGACTTAAAAATTCAGCAATTGAATCTCAAAATGATCAGCATGTTTTTAACAATGAATATAATTCTATGACAAAGTCTGTGATATTTGGTTTAAAAATTCAAAAATTGCCACAAGATGAATATCCAAATGGTGAAGTATATTTTTGTCAAGGTCGCAAATCAAAATCAAAAATGGTTCACTGTAATTGGATAGAAACAACCGCGGAAAAGGTACAAATTTTAAAAACGGCCGGATTGTGGAATGAAAGCGATGATGGTTTCAATATGACAACCCGATACAGTATTTAAAACGAATTTAGCCAATCCAATGAAGATATAGACTACACAATGGATCTTTCAAAGCAATATAAGAAACATACTCATCGTGAGCATATTCTTGAGCTTCCAGACACATATATTGGAAGCATTGATAATTCTATCGAAGAACTATATGTTGTAAATGATGACCATTTCGAATTAAAATCACTATCATTCAATTCTGGATTTTACAAGTTAATTGATGAACTTCTAGTTAATGCGCATGACCATGTTATTCGTTTGAAACAGCGGAATTCGGATAATCCTGTGAAGCATATTGATATTTCAGTGAGCGATAACACGATTACTATCCGCAATGATGGGGAAAGTATTGATGTTGAAAAACATCCAGACTATGGGGTTTATATTCCGCAGATGATTTTCGGTGAACTACTTACATCTACGAATTATGACAAGTCTGAAAAGAAACTTGTAGGCGGTAAGAATGGATATGGTGTAAAACTGGTGAACATCTTCGCTAAGCAAATGACCGTGAAGATTGTAGACAGCAAACGTAAATTGATGTATACTCAAGTATTTGAGGATAATATGTCAAAGATTCATGAGCCTATCATTCTATCCTCCAAGGTAAAATCGTTTGTTGAAATTACATGGATACCTGATTTACATCGATTTGGTTGGAAAGACAAAATTCCAAGTGAGCTACTTGAGGTTGTTCAAAGACGAGTGTTTGACTTGGCAATGACAGTCGGGAAAGACGTCAAGGTTACATGGTGCGACACAGTAGTCAAGTTTAGAGATCTGAGTACATATGCTGGATGGTATTTGGCGAAAGATGCAACCATACTCACAGACACTCCTCAAGTTGGTTGGCAAATTGCAATCGCGGATAGTCCCACTGACAAATTCTTCAGTGTTTCGTTTACAAATGGTATTTGGACTCGCTCTGGAAAACATGTGGATGAAATTTCGTCGCAGATTGTGAGTCATATTATTAAGTATTTGGAGACAAAGAAGAAAATCACAGTAAAGGCCGGAACCGTGAAGGATTCACTAGCGATATTCATTCACTGCTTCATTGAAAATCCGGCATTCAGTTCTCAAACAAAAGAAGTTCTAACTTCAAAAGTTTCTTGTAAACTTTCTGAGGATTTTCTGAAGAAGATTGTCACAAAACTTGGAGTAGTGGATAAAATTCTACAACAGCA